CCAGGTTTTGATAATTATTTGCCATCAGGAATCATGCCAGGACAATTGGGGGTATTTCTTGCTTATCCAGGTATTGGAAAGTCTTGGATGGCACTATACTTTGCTGTACAGGCCTGGAAACAAGGTAAGACACCACTTGTAATCTCTCTTGAAATGAGTGAGACGGAAGTTCGTAATCGTGTCTTTACTATTATGGGTGAAGGCCTTTGGTCACATCGTAAGTTGTCTAATGGTGAAGTTGAAGTGGACATGCTTAAATCTTGGCATGCTAAACATCTACAAGGCAAACCAGAATTCCACATTATTTCAAATGATCAGGGTGGAGAAATTAACCCATCAGTTCTCCGTGGAAAGATTGATCAATATAAACCAGACTTTGTAATTGTTGATTACCTACAGTTGATGGCTCCCAATCAGAAATCAGATAATGAAACGGTAAGAATGAAGAATCTTTCAAGAGAACTTAAACTAATGGCTATTGGTGAAGAGGTACCAATTATTGCTATCTCATCCGCTACACCTGACGATGTAAATGATCTGTCTACTGTTCCCACTCTTGGACAAACAGCATGGTCAAGACAGATTGCTTATGATGCCGACTGGGTAATTGCCCTAGGCCGTGCAACTAACAGCGATGTTATTGAGTGTGCTTTTAGAAAGAACCGTAATGGGTTTATGGGAGATTTCTTAGTTCAAGTTGATTTTGACAAGGGATACTATAGATATAAAGATTTTGAAGATAAGTAGTTATAATATGATATGTCCAATTTTCATCATAAGACTATCAAAAGATTTACCCTTAGCGGTATAATTCAAGATGAGTCTGCTCTAGGAAGGTTAAAAAATGAGTATGCAAGACTGCTTACTTCAGAGATGCGCTTATCTGGATACGTACCAAGAATTGACATTGACACAGATTTTACTATAGACTATAATGAAACAAAGAACTACTTTGAATTTGAGATATCACTACACGGAGTATATGCAGGGAGAAAGAGGAGCGAATGGATATTAGGGATAGACGTAAACAAGCCAATCTATATACAAAAGAGCAAATCAAAAGAGTTGTTACAGGCTCAGGCATCACCGTTGAATCAGAAGTAGATTCTGACTATATAATCTTTTGTCCATTTCATAATAACAATCGCACACCTGCTGGCGAAATTGATAAATATAACGGAACATTTTTTTGTTTTTCCTGCCATCATGTTGCCGATCTTGTTGAGTTTGTGATGCACGTATCTGGAAGAACATATTTTGAATCAGTTCGTTTTATTAAAAGCAAAGAAACAGAGCAAGATTTAGAACGTGACATAAATCAAAAATTAATAGTAAAGCCAGAGTTTGTTTCATTTGATGAACTTATACTAAAGCGTTTATACAATAACTTGCTTGCAGCAGATAGGGCAAAAGATTATTTTAAGTATCGTAAAATAGATAGCACCTCTTGGGCAAAATTTTCTTTAGGGTATTCAGAAAAACAAGACATGGTTACAGTTCCAGTACATAGTCCAGATGGAATGCCAGTGGGGTTTGTTGGTAGATCAATTGAAGGCAAAGAGTTTAAGAATACTCCAGGTTTGCCAAAAGCAAAAACACTGTTCAATCTTAATCGTGTTAAAACAGCAGATAAAGTATATGTGGTAGAATCATCATTTGATGCAATTAGACTTGACCAAGTAGGATTTCCAGCGGTGGCAACACTTGGTTCTAATGTATCTAACCTACAAATAGAATTGCTTCAAAAATATTTCAATAACATTATTGTTATTGCGGATAATGATGAGGCAGGAGGAAACATGAAAGATAAGATAATTGAAAAACTTGGATCTCGTGTTTCTATTATACAACTAAATAAACAATACAAAGACATAGGTGATATGTCGGATGAAGATATCAAGCAGTTGGAAGTTTCATTTGACAAAGATATTATTTCTATGCTAAACTAATATAACAACACAAAGGAGAAACATATGAGCGTAATTAAGGGATTAAAAGATATCAACGCCCTGCTCGAAAAACCAAAGTATGAAGGAACAGGACAAAAGGTTCGCTGGGTTAAACTTGCGGACGGTCAATCAGCAAAGGTTCGTTTTGTTGAAGAACTAGATGCTGATTCAGCAAACTACTCAGAGGCTCGTGGTCTTTCTGTGGTAGTTTCAGAACACACAAATCCAAAGGATTACAAGCGCAAGGCTGCATGTACTCAGGACTCTGAGGGACGCTGCTTTGGATGCGAAATGGCACGTAAGGAACCAAAGTCAGGTTGGAGAGCACGTTTGCGATTCTACTGCAACGTTTTGATTAATGACGGACTTGAAGATCCATACATTGCTGTTTGGTCACAAGGAATTTCTAAGCAATCAGCATTTAATAACATTCGTGAATATGCACTTGATACAGGTAGCATTTCAAATCTTGAGTGGAAGTTAAAGCGTAATGGACAGGGAACTGAAACCAATTACACACTTCTACCATCAAAGCCAGATGCAGAACCATTTGCATGGGATGGTTTTGAATTCTTCAACCTAGAAAAGGTTGTTCGTGAGGTTCCATATCCAGAGCAGGAAGCATTCTACTTTGGATTTGACACACCTTCTGTTACCAGCACAAACATCGACTGGTAATAGATGAATTACGTAGGCTTACACGTACATACTCATTACTCGTTATTTGACGGGATTGCTACTCCAGAAGAATACATTGACCGTGCAGTTGAGTTAGGGATGCCAGCAATTGCCATCACTGACCACGGTACTTTATCTGGGCATAGGGAACTGCACCGTATTGCAAAAGCAAAGGGTATTAAGCCTATACTTGGCGTAGAAGGCTATATGTGTCAAGATAGATTTGATACTAGAGATAAGTCTGAAAGAGACGGAGATCTAGATTTAGTCTATAACCATATAGTCCTTCTTGCCAAGAACCAAATTGGTTTGGAAAATCTTAACAAAATTAACGAGATTGCATGGACAGAGGGCTATTTTAAAAAGCCAAGGTTTGATTTTGAAATTCTTGAGAAGTATGCAGAAGGTATTATTGTTACTTCTGCTTGTCCAAGCAGTGTACTTGTAAAAGCACTTGAGAACAATGAGTTTGCAATTGCCAAGAAGCATATCGAATGGTTTAAGAAAGTCTTTAATGGTGACTATTATATTGAGGTAATGCCACATAACGCTGCTGAAATTAATAAGCAATTAATTGATTTGGCAGATGAGTTTGGCGTAAAGGTTGTTGTTACACCAGACTGTCACCATAGCCATACAGATCAAAAAGAAATTCAAGAATTTAAACTTCTTCTTAATACACATGTCAAAATTGATAAAGAACATACATTTGAAAAGTCTAAGAAGTACACAAATATGATGGAACGTTTAGATTATCTTTACGGACATGATCGTCAAATTACATTTAATGAGTTTGATATTCACCTTCTTTCTTATGAAGAGATGAAGGCTGCAATGGAAGCACAAGGCATTGATCGTGCAGACATTTACTTAAATACACTTGAGGTTGCAGAAAAGATTGGAGATTATGGTATTCAAGAAGGCATGGATTTGCTTCCAGTACAATACAAGAACCCAGATAAAGAATTAAAGGAGTTGGCTTTAGAAGGATTAAAAGAGCGAGGTTTTGAGGGTAATCAGGAATATCTAGATAGACTAGATGAAGAGTTGCAAGTTATTAAAGATAAAAAGTTTGGACCATATTTCCTTGTAGTTAGAAACATGATTACATGGGCTAAGAAGGAAGGTATCATGGTGGGGCCAGGTCGTGGTTCTGCTGCAGGTTCATTACTTTGCTACGTACTACAAATTACAGACATTGATCCAATCAAACACAAACTTTTGTTCTTCCGTTTTATTAACCCAGAACGAAATGACTTCCCAGATATTGATACAGATATTCAAGACTCACGTCGTGAAGAAGTAAAAGATTATCTAGTTAGACAGTATCGACATGTAGCATCAATTGCAACGTTCCTTTCATTTAAGGATAAGGGTGTTGTTAGAGATGTTTCAAGAGTATTAAATATTCCACTAACTGATGTTAACAAGGTTCTTAAACTAGTTGACACTTGGGATGAGTATTGTACATCAAAAACAACACGGGAGTTCCGTGAGAAATATCCAGAGGTAGAAGTTTATGGAGAACAACTTCGTGGTCGTATTAGAGGTACTGGCATTCACGCTGCTGGTGTTGTCACTAGTAAAGATCCTATTTTTAGGTACGCACCAATGGAGACACGTTCTTCTACTGGTAGTGATGAGCGTATTCCTGTTGTTGCAGTGGACATGGAAGAGGCTGAAAAGATTGGTCTCATCAAGATCGACGCACTTGGACTTAAAACTCTAAGTGTTGTAAAAGACGCTTTAGAAATTATCAAGGAGAGAGATGGCAAGTTGATTGATCCTTTGGATATTCCAATGGATGATGCAAACGTATACCAGATGCTATCTGATGGCTACACAAAGGGTGTATTCCAGTGTGAAGCAGCACCATATACAAACCTTCTTGTTAAAATGGGTGTAAAGAACCTATCAGAACTTGCAGCATCAAATGCTTTGGTTCGACCAGGTGCTATGAATACAATTGGAAAAGATTACATTGAACGCAAGCATGGTCGTCAAAATATTGGTTATACTCACCAAATATTAAAAGAGTTTACGGAGGAAACCTATGGTTGTATTCTTTACCAGGAACAAGTTATGCAGGCATGCGTATCGCTTGGCGGTATGTCCATGTCGGAAGCAGATAAAGTTAGAAAAATCATTGGAAAGAAAAAAGATGCTAAAGAGTTTGATGTGTTTAAAGATAAGTTCGTTGAGGGTGCTTCACGCTTTGTTGTTCCTAATACTGCTCGTGATCTTTGGCATGACTTCGAGGCTCACGCAGGGTACTCATTCAATAAGTCACACGCAGTAGCATATTCAACATTATCTTATTGGACAGCATGGCTAAAGTATCACTATCCACTAGAATTTATGTACTCACTATTAAAAAATGAAAAGGACAAAGATGCGAGAACTGAATATCTTATTGAGTCAAAGCGAATGGGGATTAGCATTAAACTACCTCATATTAATGACTCAGATAGCGATTTTAAAATTGAGGGTAAGGGCATTAGGTTTGGTCTTACTGGCATTAAGTATATTTCCGACAAAATTGCTGAGCGCTACATTGAGGCACGACCCTTTAATTCGTATGCTCAACTTGAGGAGTTTACTTTTACTAAAGGAAACGGAGTTAACAGCCGTGCTCTTCAAGCATTACGAATCATTGGTGCAGCGACATTTAATGATAATCCACGCAACGAACAAGAGATTAAAGAAAACCTCTACGAATACCTAAACCTTCCAGAGTTTAATATTACAGTGCCATCACACTATCATGCATTCATTAGTCCAATCGAGGATTATGAAGAAAAGGGATCATTTATAATGATGGGAATGGTTAAATCAATTAAGAGAGCAAAGGGTTGGTCAAGAGTTGAGGTTCTAGATAAGACTGGCAGTGTTGGTATCTTTGATGATGAAAACACAACCATTGAAGCAGGAACATCTTATATTCTTTTGGCTAATGATAATAGAATTATATCTGCAATACCAGTAGACCAAATTAAAGGTTCTACAAATGCAATGATAAAGTTTTTAAATTATAAGCAGTTACCATTTAAAGATGAAGAAATGTTTGTGGTATCATTTAAACCTAGGGTTACAAAGACAGGAAAAAAAATGGCTTCACTTACAGTTGCAGATACTGGAAGAAATTTGCATTCAATTACCGTATTCCCAACTTCATTTGCTAAGGCTTATATGAAAATTGAAGAGGGCACGGCGTACAAGTTTGATTTAGGAAAAACAAAAGACGGAACAGTTATATTGGAGGATATAAAATAATGACAGTTACAGTAGAAGAAGTGTTGGCAAATCTAAATCCTAAATTGCGTAAGAACATTATGTCTGGTGATGAAATGCCAAAAACAGAATATGCAAAGACTCCAAGTTTTGGCTTAAATCGTGCCCTAAACGGTGGACTTCCATATGGCAGACAAGTTCTCATTTGGGGTTCAAAGTCGTCTGCAAAGTCCTCTTTATGCCTTCAAATGATAGGTCTAGCACAAAAGGAAGGAAAGATTTGTGCATGGATTGATGCTGAGATGTCTTATGATCAGGAATGGGCAGAGCGTCTTGGTGTTGACACATCAAAACTGATTGTATCTAGAGCAAGAACTATCAATGAGATGGTTGATGTGGGTGTACAATTAATGGAAGCGGGTGTTGATATGATTGTAGTGGATTCTGTTACATCACTTCTGCCAGCAATTTATTTTGAAAAGGATTCTGATGAACTCAAACAACTTGAAAATACCAAACAAATTGGTGCAGAGTCTAGAGACTTTAGCAATGCATGGAAAATGCTTAACTATGCTAATAATAAAGTTAAGCCTACTTTGCTTGTGCTTATTAGCCAGTCTCGCAATAATATTAATGCTATGTATACTAGCCAGCAGCCTACTGGTGGTCAGGCTACTAAGTTTTATTCCTCTACAGTTATTAAACTATTTTCATCAGAATCAGACAATCAAGCAATAAAAGGAAAAATTCATGTTGGAGATAAGTTAATTGAAGAAAAAGTTGGAAGAGAAGTAAGATGGGAACTTCAATTTTCTAAAACTTCTGCTGGTTTTCAATCTGGAAAATATGACTTCTATTTTAGAGGTGATGAAGTTGGAATTGATTCTATTGGGGATCTTTCAGATACTGCTGAATCTTTAGGTATTGTAAATAGAACAGGAGCCTGGTATCAACTTGATGATGGAACAAAAGTTCAAGGAAGAGAAGGTTTTATTAATCGACTTAGAGAGGATCTTGATCTGCAAGAAATGATTAAGAATAAACTTAGTGGCTAGTTATACTGTTTATGCTGGAAAATTTATTTGTCATGTATGTAAACAAGATGTTGCAACATTGCGTTTATATGCAGAAACACAAGAAGCAACATGGATGTGCAAAGATAGACACATAAGTAAAGTATCTTTTGCACAAAAAACAAAGAAGGATTATGAGCGAGAAAACCGAAAGTAAAAGAATAGGTGCTAAACAACACAAAAATTCTGGTAGAAATACACATAAAGGCGATGCTACTTGGCAAAACTTTACTGTAGATTTTAAAGAATGTGGCAAATCTTTTGCTTTAAATAAAGATGTTTGGGCAAAAGCAGTTACCGATGCAATAAGAAATGGAAATGATCCTATGATTCTTTTAGTTTTGGGCGAAGGAAATACAAAAATTAGACTTGCTATTACAGAATTTGAAATATTGGAACAATTTTATGATAGTGTATAATTAATATATGGATTACATAGAACAATATAATCAATTAAAAAAAACACAACCATATGTTAGTAATCAAGATTTTACTGTAAAAAAAGCATTTAATATTTTTACAAAAGATCAAATTGAAGAAATCTATAATATAATTAATTCTCAAAAAATTGAGGATACACATTTACAAGAATGGGCAGGTCATAGGGCCTGGCATGTAAAGTTTTCAAAAAATATAGAAAAAAGCATTACAGATGCTGCTCAAAAAATACTTGGAGATAATATTAGTTTAGAAGGCGATTATTCTTTTGCCAGATATACACCAGAATATGGTTTTGAGTGCAAATTGTTTCCGCATTATGATACAAGAGAAACACAAAGAATTACTTTTGATATACAATTAAATGCAGATGAAGAATGGGGCATTGTTGTAGAAAATGAAACCTATAATTTAAATAATAATGAAGCATTGATATTTGCTGGAACGCAACAAATACATTGGCGAGAAAAGAAAAAACTAAAGCAAAACACTAAAATAGATATGATATTTTGTCATTTACAATATAAGGATAATTGCCCATTGGATTTAAATCAAAAAGATATATTAGAGACTAGATCAAAGTTTTTAATGGATCATACAGGAATCAATAGTCAAATACAGCCTTATGCTGTATAATAAAATATGGAGGAATAATGAAAATAGATGAAAAGAATATAATAGTTGATAATGTTTTTACACAAGAAGAAATCAACTCAATATATAAGACTTTAGAAAATAATAATGGTGGCGCTTTTATTAAAGTGTTTTCTCAAGCAAATACTTATATCCAGTTACCTGATAATATCATTCAAAAGGTGACAAATAAGGCAAAAGAAATATCTGAAAATAATAACTTGGTTCTTACAGAATATTGTTTTGCTAGATATGCAAATGTAACTAGCAATTGTGGTAAGTATCATTATAAGCCAGCACTATTTCCACACCATGATGAAACATTTAAGGAGCCTAGATTTACATTTGACTATCAACTAAATGGCAATACTATTTGGCCAATTATCGTAGAGCCAGACCAACAGTTTGCATTAAAAAATAATCAAGCAGTTACCTTTTCTGGTACACATCAAATACATTGGCGTCAACCACAAGAGTTTAGTGATGATCAATATATTGAAATGTTATTTTTTCATTTTACTGACCCAAATGCAGAACCTAAAGATTCAGTAACGGCATCATTAATTAACGAAAAAGCAAAAAAATATACAACAGAATTTTTTGAGAATGGTGGATTTGTAAATGACGCAACCAACTAATGTTGCTCCTATGCACAAATTTTTAACAGCACTTGAAAAATATAAAAGAGATATTCCTTTTTACATTGATAACTTATATTCAGAAGAAGATTTAAAAGAGTTACGTTTAATTTGGCAAAAAGGAAGAGAACTAAAGCCAATTTTATATGGTCCAAATGAAAAACATGAACAAGATGAGCCAGACAACATGACTAGATATAGACCAAAATATATTAAAAATATGTCAAGGCTTTTGTTGGAATTTGAAATGCCAAAACATATTGAAGAAAAATTAGATTTAATTGCAAAACCAGTTTATGATGGTGATATAGCAATGTGTCATTATAATTATATAGAATATAATTTAAAGTTCGGTGATGGAAATGATCCAGTTTTGCCACCACATTTAGATGGTGATGAGAATTTAGTTACACTAAATACAAATGTTGGTGGAAATATTGATTGGGATATTTATATTGATGGCATTAGATATGAATTACCAGTAGGTAAAACTGTAGTTTTTTCTGCTATTAATCAAGTACACTGGAGACCAAAAAGAAAATTTGCTGAGGGCGAATATTTAGAGATATTAAGCGTTGACTATTGTCCAACAAATAATTATAGATTCACGGGACAGATCAATCCTATTGACTCTTTTATTTTTCCAGAAGCAAGAAAGCAACATACAATTGAAGTACAACAACATCCAAAATCAATAGCAGCATGGCAACAATATGAAAAACATTAATCAAGTTTTTAAAAATTTTTATACTAAAGATGAATATTTAGATTTGTCAAATTATGTTGAAAATTTTGCTAGGCCATCATATAAATATGCCAAAGAGCATGCACTTGGAAGATATTATGGTGTAATACAAGATAAGTTAAATACACAAGAAGAAATTGGAAATTTTCCAAAACATTTATTAAATAAAACAATTGTTTTTGCTGAAAATTTTTTTAATGTAAAGCCCTTAATTGTTTTTGACATTATAATTATAAAATATTGTACAGACCATGGATTTATTCCTAAATTGGATATGCACGTTGATGGTGGATCTAGAACCAAATATACATTAGACTATCAATATAAATCTAATATTGATTGGTCTGTCAAGGTAGAAGAAAAATCATTTGACTTAAAGGACAATGATTTGGTAACCTTTATTGGTAGTGAGCAAAAACATGGTAGAGACAACAGAAATTTTAAAAATGGAGAATTTTTAGAAAACATATTTTTTCAATTTATAGAAAAGAGAAACTAATGAATAATGAAACAACTATAGATATGGTAAATGGTTTAGCAGAAATTGCTGAATACATGGAAGATGAAGAATTAACTCAGGCTTTAACATTTATTGCAAAAATAATTATTAAGCCAGATATTCCACTTAATGTTGCAACAATTGAAATTGTAAGGCTTCAAGCAATTGCTGCAAAAATGGCTTTTAAAGCAACATGGATGGCCAATGTAGATAAATCTGATCGTGGAAAAAAGAATCTATATTACACAGCAGCAGAATCAATTAACAATCTTGTGTCCGCACTAAAATACATAACACGCTGATTTCTGGTATACTTATACAAAACAAGAAAAGAGTTTAAAATGACAAAAAGTTTATTGCAGCAGGTTATGGTTAAACAGCCAACAAAAGTTGTGGACCCTATAGATCCAGATGGATTGGTTAAAGCAATTGAAGCAGGGTATGTGGCATCAAGAGGTACAAAGTTTCAAACAAAGAAAACCTTTGCTCCATCTACAATTGCTTATTCTCATGGAGAGTGTGCTCGATATTGGTTCCTAGCATTTAATGGTAATGATTTTGAAGATAGTGCAGATGCATATGGTGTGGCAAATATGACAGCGGGAACACTGTCTCATGGACGAATTCAAAAAGCCATGAAAGATGCTGGAATTTTGATTGAAGATGAGTTTAAGATCACATACGTTGATCCACCAATTTTTGGTTATGGCGATGTAATGCTTAATTGGCAAGGAGAAGAACTTCTTGGTGAAATTAAAACAATGATGAGTGAGGCATTTGAGTATCGTAAAGCAGCAGGCAGACCAAAGGCTGGTCACCTTATTCAATTGCTTATTTATATGAAAATTCTTAAGAAGAAAAAAGCGGTATTTATTTATGAAAATAAAAATAATCATGAATTGCTTATTCTTCCTGTAGAAGTAAATGATTATTATGTTCGGTGGGTAGACCAAGCATTTGATTGGATGAGACGTGTACGTAAAAGTTGGGAAGATCAAATTTTGCCAACTAAAAATTATAGATCCAATTCAAAGATATGTAAGACCTGTCCTGTAAAAAAGGCATGCGACATGGCTGGTGATGGAACTATAAAAATTAGTCCACTGGAGCCACTAGATGAAAAATTGCCAATGGTGTGATCATACTTTTGAATCAACAGTAAGTTATCAAATTTATTGTTCTTCTGAATGTAGAGAGTCAGCAACCAAAGAAAAAATTGCTGCTCGTTATATTATTACACGAAGACAAAAGCGATTAGGCAAAACAAGAAAGTGTAAAAATTGTAATAAAGATTTATCAATTTATAATGATGACCCTTTATGTTTTGATTGCAATATTAATCCTAAAGAAGTGAGCAAAGCATTAAAAGATCTTAGGGGGTTTACAAATGGTAAAAAATAAATGGGGCATAGAGATTATGCCAGAACGCATTTGTGCTATAGATGCAAGCACTAATAATCTTGCTTTTGCTACATTTCATGATGGTCATTTAAAAGAAGTAGGAAAGATTAAGTTTGAAGGAAAAGATATTTATGAAAAAGTAATTGATGCTGGAAAAAAATCTAAGGGGTTGTTTGATCATATAGTTAATGTTGATGCTATTGTGATTGAGCATACAGTATTTATGAACAGTCCTAAGACTGCTGCTGATCTTGCTTTAGTTCAAGGTGCTTTATTAGGTGCAGCAGGTCAGTCTGGTATTAAAATTATAGGTAAAGTTGCACCAATTACTTGGCAAAACTTTATTGGAAATAAAAAAATTTCTAAAGATGAAAAATTATATATTAAATCTCAAAATCCTGGCAAATCTGATTCCTGGCTTAAAACTTATGAGCGAGAACTACGCAAGCAAAGAACCATAAACTTTATCAATATTCAGTATGATAAAACTATTACTGACAATGATGTGGCGGATGCTTGTGGAATTGGTCACTGGGCTTTAAAAAATTGGGGTAAGGCCATGGGAGTTGACAAATAACACTATGGCTGCTAAACTATATACATCAGAGACTTTTATGCGTAAACGTTACCTTATGGATAAAAAGACTCCAGAAGAAATTGCAAAGGAGTGTGGGTGTACAGTGGAGACTATCTATGTTTATCTTGCTAAATTTGGATTAAGGAAATCAAAAAGATGAAAAATTTTAAAAAAATTATTGTAATTGTTACTGTTCTTGCTGCATTATCTACAGCAGTATTTATGTATGTTATGAAAAGTATGCCAAATATTTTTGATTGGGATTTAGACGATGAGTGAAAATTTAAATATTACAGTTGATCAAGTAAACCATCCATTGCATTACACAACAGATCCTTCTGGTGTAGAATGTATTGAAATTACAAGACATCGTAATTTTAATATTGGTAATGCTTTTAAATATCTTTGGAGAGCAGGGCTTAAAGATGAATCTAAAACTATACAAGATTTAGAAAAAGCAATTTTTTATATCAAAGATGAGATTAACAGATTAGAAGGAAAATATGTCAACTGAAGAAGATTTAGTAAAGCATTTAGATCAAGTTAATCTTGTGGTGGAAGAATATTTAAAGGGGGCAGATCCAACCCAAATTTCTAAACAACTTACAATACCAAGACAAAGAGTAGTTTCATATATAGATGAATGGAAAGTTAGTGCATCTAATAATGCTGCAATTCGTGCAAGAGCAAAAGAAGCACTTGCAGGTGCTGATCAACATTATGGAATATTAATTTCTAAATCTTATGAGGTTATAGATGAAGCATCTATGACAAATAATCTTAGCGCAAAAACTGCTGCAATTAAATTGGTAATGGATATTGAGTCTAAAAGAATAGACATGCTGCAAAAGGCTGGTCTTCTTGAGAACAAAGAACTTGCAGATGAAATGGTTGAAATTGAAAAACGACAAGAAGTTCTTGTTGGAATACTTAAAGATATTGCAGCAACTCATCCAGAGGTGCGTGATATCATAATGCGTAGGCTTTCATCAATTTCTAAAGAAGATGAAGTGATAACGGTTATTGCTGATGTTTGATGATTTTTTAGAAGCCCTTAAAGATAATAATTTTAAGGAGATGCCAGTAAATGCTAAAACATTTGTTGAGGGTGAATTTTATCTAGGACAACCACCACTATCAGATATTCAGTATGACATTGTAGAGGCAATGAGCCAAATTTATAAATTAGAAGATGTGATAGAAATTTTGGGTGAAGAAGAAGGAACTAGATATTATAAAAAATATACAAAAAATGAAATAATTTTGCAATTAGGAAAAGGTTCTGGAAAAGACTTTACCTCTACTGTTGCTTGTGCTTATATTGTTTATAAACTTTTGTGTCTTAAAGACCCTGCTAGATATTTCGGCAAGCCTTCTGGAGATGCTATTGACATTATTAACGTTGCTATTAACGCACAACAAGCAAAAAACGTATTCTTTAAAGGGTTTAAAACAAAAATTGAAAAATCTCCTTGGTTTGCTGGAAAATATAATGCAAAAGCAGAATCAATAGAATTTGATGATTCAATTACTGTTTACTCTGGACACTCAGAGCGTGAATCACATGAGGGGTTAAACCTTATTTTAGCAGTGCTTGATGAAATTTCTGGTTTTGCACAAGAAGTAGCAACTGGAAACGAACAAGGAAAAACAGCAGATAACATATACAAGGCTTTTCGTGCTTCAGTTGATTCTCGTTTTCCAGATCTTGGCAAAGTTGCTTTGTTGTCTTTCCCAAGATATCCAGGAGACTTTATTTCACAAAGATACGAAGATGTAGTTGCAGAAAAAGAAGTTATTAATTATACACATAAATTTATTATGAATCCAGACATCCCAGAAGATGCTAGTGGTAATTATTTAGAAATTAGTTGGGATGAAGATACTATTTTGTCTTATAAATATCCAGGAGTTTTTGCATTAAAAAGACCAACATGGGTTGTTAACCCAACAAGAAAAATTGATGATTTTAAATTAGCATTTTATACTGATCTTGGAGATGCTATGCAACGTTTCGCATGCGTTCCAACATATTCATCAGATGCGTTTTTTAAACAAATTGAAAAGGTTAGGTCTTGTATGACTCTTAGAAATCCTTTAGATAATTTTAGAAGATTTGATGAAACCTTTATTCCAGATCCAGAAAAAATTTACTATGTACATGCTGACCTTGCACAAAAACATGACAAATGTGCGGTTGCTATTGCACATGTTGATAAATGGGTAAACATTCAGGTCATTAAAGATTATGCACAGGTAGCACCAGTAGTAGTTGTAGATGCGGTTGCTTATTGGGAACCAAAAGTAGAAGGTCCTGTCAACCTTTCAGAGGTCAAGCAATGGATTCAAAATCTTCGTAGACTTGGATTTAACATTGGAATGGTTTCTTTTGACCGTTGGCAATCATTTGATATTCAAAATGAATTAAAACAAGTTGGAATGAGAACTGATACTGTTTCTGTTGCTAAAAAACATTATGAAGATATGGCTATGCTAGTATATGAAGAAAGATTGGCAATGCCTGCTATAGATTTGCTGTTTGAAGAATTAACAGAATTAAAAATTATGAAAAATGATAGAGTTGACCACCCACGAAAAAAGTCAAAGGACTTGGCAGATGCTGTGTGTGGAGCAATATTTGGGGCAATATCACATACTCCAAAGGATCTTAATCAAGAAATAGAGATTCATACATTTAGGGATAGACCAAAAGTTGACTCCAATAAAGACAATGTGATACAATATAAACCTATGCCAGATGATGTAAAAACTTATTTGGATAGATTTAATCTACTATAAAAGAAATGGAAAAAAAGATGAATTCACTTAAGAAAATCTCAATTGCTACTGCTGCAGCCCTAGCAATCTTGGGCATTTCTGCAACATCCTCTTCTGCTGCACCGCTTGCGGTAACAGTTGCTGGATCTGCAAATGCCACAACAACTGCAGCACCTACAACAGTTGCAGTGCCATCAACGAATGTTATTGATTCAGGTCACTCAGTTGCTCTTGCAGCAACCGCAGATACAGGAACTGTTGTAACATTTACTGCATCGGGAGTATCTCTCGTTTCTGCACTTAATACAACAGATGCTCCAAAGACAGTAGCGTCAGGCGTATCAACAATTTCAGTAACATCAATAGGTGTTGCTGCAACAGTTTATGCTTATTCAACAAGCACAACAGTTGGTTCAGTAACCATTACAAATGGTGCATATTCAACAATTGTTTACATTAAGGGTCTTGCTGGATCAGCAAATAATATTGCAATCTCAGTCCCATCTGCAACAGCAGTGGGTACGGCACCAGCGATTGCAGTTTCTGCAAAAGACGTTTTTGGTAACGCAGTGGGTGGAGAAACAATTTCTGTTACAGTAATTGGTTCAACATTTGCAGACCTTACACTTACAAAGGATCTTGTGACATCAACATCAGCCCAGGCTGCTGCAGACACAACCCTTACACTTGGTGCAAAGTCAGCAACTCTTGCAACAGCAGTTGCAGGAAATATTACTGTAGTTGCAACAGATGCTTCAATTGCTAACTCAGCAACTGGACTTCCAGCAGCAGTTAAGTCAGCAGCAACAACATTTGCTGTATCAGATCTTAATGCAACAATCTCTGTACTTAATGCACAAATTGCATCATTGCAGTCACAACTTGCAACATCAGTTGCAGGACGTGCAGCAGATAAGGTTGCAGCAGATAAAGCACTCGCAGATGCAAATGCAAAGGCTGCTTCTGATTCAGCAACAGCAACAACTGCACTTGCAACAGCAAAAGCAGCAGCAGATGCAGCAGCAGCAACCGCTGCAGCAACATACAAGGCAGAGTACAATGCTCTTGCTACAAAGTGGAACAAGGCTCATCCAAAGGCTAAGGTTGCACTAAAGAAGTAACTTAAAAACAATTAAGGGGATTAGTTAAACACTAGTCCCCTTTTTTGTATAATAAAATGGTATAATAGTTTTAGCAAACATTGTTTGCACAAGGGGGAAGGGCTAATTAAATCATTACTCATCAAAACAGGCCTTATAGGATTACTGCTAACTTTATGGATGATATTTTCTTCAGCAGATCACGCACATGCTGATGAGGTCCCAGCACCAGCAGAGCAGGTAGTAGTAAGTCCTGCACAGCAAGCAGTAAATACAGCCTTAGCAACAGCCACCACAGAGGTAGCCCAAGCAGTCTCAGCCTCAGATACCGCAACAGCCACAATAGCAACAGCAGTTCAAGCAGTCAATGCATCTAATACAGCAGTCACAGCAGCCAACACAGCGGTGGCCACAGCAGTATCTGCAGTAGCAGAGGTATCCAATGTTTCCCCAGCAGTAGAAACAGCAACAGCAGTTACCCAGACAGTTGATCAAACAGTCATTGGCGTTACTCAAGCAGTAGCAGCAATCCCAGTAAGCGCTACAACTCAAACACCAGAAGTAGTTGCAGCACAGGCAGTAATTGTTTCAGCAGTCCCTGTAATTGAATCAGCAACAGCCACAGTTATAGCCACAGCAACTCCTTTAATGACAACAACTCCTACTACAGTTGAACAGGTTTCTACAGCAATTGCAACAGAGGTTGCTAAATCAGAAACAGCCACAGTTTTGGTTCAATCAGCACAAACAGCAATAGATACTGCTACTGCAACAGTTGCTACAGCAACTACGGCGGTGGCAGCAGTAA